CTCAAAGCCAAGAAAGGACCGTAGGTAGTCAATCCTACGAATTCCTTTCAAAATCAGAGCGAGGAGCCCTTGCTGTGCATATTGCATAGCAGTCGGCTCCATAGCAATGATTCTTGGGGTCTTCTGTGTCTTAGGTACTGCAATTACCTTCACAGGTAATTCAGCACCGGGTTCGAGGAAATGAACATCGCCTTCCTGGAAATACTTCCAGGAAGAGAAGAGAAACTCCCCCGAAGGGAAGTACTCTTCGAGACGATCGGGCCATGCACGTTGGGTGAACTTCGCGTTACCGCGAAGGCCATCCGCAGTGCTTCCTGGTCCGTGTTTCGGGATTATCTCACCGTTGTAGACCTGACGGTCTACGTCGGTGAAAGCCTCGCGAAACAAGAGCTGAGAGACGCGGGTGAACTCCTCAAGTTGAAGAGGAGTCCAATCCTTGTCCCGGCTCGCCATTTCCTTCTCACATTGGATGTAACCCTCCATCGCACCGACGTACCTCGCATCACTGCAAGGTAGGTCGATCTTTGCGAACATCAGCGTTAGCTGACGAACGCATCGAATTGCGTACGTATTGGGTTCATCCAACAGGACACCACTAGAACGGTCAAAGACAAGACCGAGGAAACCCGAAAGAAATTTCGGGAGACCACCCTTCCAGGAAAAACCTTGGAAGAGGTTGCGGTCCACGCGTCCGAGTTCGAGACTTCTTTCGAAGTCCTTACCGAACGCAGGGAGGGTTATTGTTAAAAATGATAACCCTTCATGTTTGCACCGTAATCTGACTGTTTTGCAGTCAGAGGCGGCACTTGCACAACCGTCACTCATCTCTGTGATGAGTGACTTCCAGAGCGTCAATAGGCTTTTCATCTAGCCCTCCTAATAGAGGTGTATAGAGTCCTAGCCTATGAGGCTACCGACTGTCTCGAATCTACTCAATCGAGCGATATCATGATCGCAGTGATCAGTATCGCTTGAATCAATATGAGTAGAATCTGGAGACCTACCATGAAAAGAACAACATTCAAGCCTCGCGTGAGGCAAACAATGAGGTTCCTTTCCTCCTCGAATATTTCGGGGAGTGGTATGTCGTCCCAGTCTGATATCTCCATCCCAATACCTCTACTAACAGTAGTAGGGGCCGCCGGAGGCTAGATGTATCACAGCATAAGCTGCGAATGCACCTAAGCACCCCGCGAAAAGGGCAAGGAGAAATCGACTAAGACTCACCACCAAGAAGTTTGGTGATGA